AATTAAGACCTATTACGTATATACCTAACAATGCATATCAAAAAATTTCTCCATGGACTTTAAAAACTATAGAAAAGGCTAGTTTTAGATGTAATACAATTTATAGAAATAATGCTGCAATGCTTCAAGAAAAAAGCGCTAAGAATACAACTGCACATGGTGAAAACTTAGTACCAGATACCGAACACATAGGCAGAATGCAAAAAATTAATCAAAATTTAGTTCAAACATTAACAACCTATGTAAAAGATAAAATTAAAATAGTACAATTTTTCTGTAATATTAATGATTTGGACGGGTTTAACTACGGTAATTATGACGCAAATGTTGCTAAGATAAATTTTTTAAACTTTAAGCTTGATGTTGAAAAGGTACAATATGATGTAGATATTTTAACTAATAGAATTAAGAAAATAAAATCTAGAATTGTAAATGATTCTGCACTTTCAGTTCCAGGTCATAACCCCTCCACACAAGCAAATAGAGCCTCTTCATCTACTTCACAAATTGATAGAGCATTTCAACAAAATATATTAACTCAACTAGAAACTATAAATACAACTTCATTATTTAAAAATATTTCTAAACAAGAAAATATAGTTTCACAGTCTGCGGCTTCAGGTTCTTATTATGTTGAAGCTAGAATTACAGCATATTCAAGAAATGAACCAGGTTCAGATTACTACACTCAAAGAGGATTAGGATCTATGAGTAATACTTACGGTACTTTACAGCAAGGCAAAAGTGTTGCAGTAGACCCAAAAGTAATTGACTATGGTAGTAAAATTTCAATACCAGGTCTTGGAAGTAATTTTGTTGCAATGGATACAGGAAGCGCTGTTGTAAATAGAACCGCAAGTGCAAGAACAGGAGGACAACCAGTAATTGACGTTTATTTTAACACCTATGAAGAACAACAAGCATTTGTTAGAAGTTATCCATCCGTTACCAGGGTTCTTGTAACACCTGCTTCATCTGATCTTGGTAAAGCCACATCAGCTAGTAAATCTAAGAATGTAGTAGGTTTTAGTGCACAAAAGTCTGTGAATGCAAACGGCTACAATGCAAAAACAGTTGAATATCCTGAAAATGCTAAAAACCCAACTTACTTAAGACCTGAATGGGGTGCAGCAATTGCGAATTGTTTAGGATTAAATCAAATTCAAAACAGGTTTAACAATATTAAAGATCCATATGATACTAGCTTTAACAACTTAACTGATCCAAATTATGATGCTTGGGGAGCCATGGATAAATCAAATCCATTTAGTAGTATTACAGGGGTGTTCGGCTCTATTGCGTTTAACTTAGCAAATACTTTATTATTAGGTAATATTACTGATTTAAATTTTTCAACTTTAAGTAAATTACCAGATACAATAAAGAATATAAACATTAATAATATTTTCAATCAAATAAAACAGTTTGATTTATCACAACTTTCACAAGCATTTGGAATGAATTTACCTCTACCTCCGTTAACAATAGATTTCTTGTTTAATATTCCTAATAATATTCCCTCTTCTTTAAGTCAAGTAGGCGATACATTACTAGGTGTATTTTTTGATGCTGTAGGTTCTATGCTAAATTCAATATGTCCCGGTGGCGGTGGTGGAGGAAGTTTCTCTTTCCCTTCACCGCAAGAATTTGTAACGTCAGTTCCTTTTAAATTTTTGGGCGGACCTTAATTTGACGATAGAGGCAATGCTTCGGTAACTAAATCTACAACTTTTGCATCTTCTAGTATTTTCTTAAACATTTCTTCTCTTGAAATCATCAATCTAGACCCCACCGTATTGTTTTCATCTGATTTAGATTCTATACTCATTTTTTTAATATCCTTTAATGTTTGGCTTTTTTTATCTGTGATAACAATTTTATTTAATGATTCAATTGCATTGGTAGTAGCAGTAACTAATTCAGAATAAGAAGAAATGTCTTTATGATCGGGAGCCGCTTCTAAACCAGGTTTCATATTATCAATAATTTCTAAGCTATGCTTAATAAGCCTACCAGCACTATCTAAAATAAACTGTTCTATATTATCTTTATTAATAGTCAAATCGTTTGAAAACTTTTTAAGTTGACTGTTTTTTTCTTTAAGCTCAGATAATAATGCATCAATATCTTCTTCATTATTATTGTTATTCACAATAATATTTATATTGATTTTTTAATATTAAAGCTATAATAAGAGTATGAAGGCAATTTCATTTATAAAAACTAATGAATCTGCAATTTTACCAACTAAAAATAACGAATCTGATTCTGGGTATGATGTATATTGTATTGAAGACAAAATTATACCCGCAAAAGGGTCAGCTGTAGTGGAGGTAGGTTTAACCTTTTCATATATTCCAGAAAACTATTGGATTAAGGTTGAAAGCAGGAGTGGTTTAGGCTTTAAACACAGTATATTAGCACACCCCGGTATTATTGACAATGGATATAGAGGAGATGCCGGAATTAAGCTGTATAATTTATCTGATACAGACTATCAGGTCAAAAAAGGAGATAGAATAGCTCAATTTGTTCTTTATCCTTTAGCACCAAACTTTGAAGTAGTATTTACCAATACTATTGTACCGTCTGGTAGAGGTGATAAGGGATTTGGTTCTTCAGGTAAATGATTAATATTAACAATCTCTGGGTTGAAAAATACAGACCTAAAACCATATCAGATATGGTTTTGTCAAAAGAAAATATTGAAATAATTAAAAGGTTTGAGTCTAATAACGAGGTACCAAACTTATTACTAGTGGGTAAACAAGGAATAGGCAAAACTACATTAGCTAAAATTATAGTTAATGATATACTTAAATGTCAGTATCTCTATATTAATGCTAGTGATGAAAACGGTATTGATACTATTAGAAATAAAGTAGTATCTTTTGCTAAAACAAAAAGCATAGATGGTAAAATTAAAATAATCATATTGGATGAGTGTGATGGTATTACTATGGAAGCCCAAAAAGCATTACGCAATACTATGGAAGAATATTCTAACATATGTAGATTTGTACTTACCGCAAACTTTAAACATAAAATAATTCAACCCCTTCAAAGTAGATGTCAAGAGATAACATTGACATTACCTATAGAAGATATTCTAAAAAGAACACTATTAATTTTAAAAAATGAATGCGTTGTTTTAACTGATGAAAACAAAGTAGAACTAGCAAAATTTGTTAAAAAATACTACCCAGATTTTAGAAAAATAATCAATGAACTTCAAAAAAATAATGGCAATATTGTTTCTTCTACCAATAATTTAAACAGTATTATTAAAAAAACCTTAGAATTTACATTACATAAAAAATCTCAAGAAGCTAGAAAATTTTTAATAGAACATGAAGATAAATTTCAAGGCGATTATACTCTATTATTGCGAGAAATATTTAATTTTTTAAATGATCACTCTGATTTTAAGTTAGATAAAGATAAAAAAAGATTATTGGTTATTGCTGAACATTTATATAGATCTGGTCTAGTAGTAGACCAAGAAATAAATTTTTATTCCTGTTTGCTAACGTTAGAAAACATATAAATATATTTGTGAATGAATTTAGAATCGAACTAGACACAGAAGGAATATATTGTACACCTTCTAGCGGAAATGACAATAAACCTGTATATGTAGTATTTGAGAATGATGTATTTTTTGGAATTTTTGATTCTAAAGAAGAAGCAGAAAAGTATATATACGATAATTTAGAAGATAGACTTAAATAATTATTCGTCTTCCAGTATAATCAATTTCTTCCATTACTATATTTTTGTCTTTTATGAATTCATCTACCGCTTTTCTACAACCTTTCCAATGTCCATAATCATCTATAATGACTATAGCCTTCTTTGAAAGTAAAGGCCAAAATACTTCCAATTCTTTCTTAGTAGAGTCATAAAAATCAGTATCTAATCTTAATAAACTTACTCTAGTAGGTAAATTATTTTTTTCATTAAGAGTCTGTCTTATGTCTCCGACAACATATCTAATTTTTGAACAATCGTATTTTGTATTGTTAGATATATTATTTTTCACCTCTTCTAAACCAGAATAACACTTAATGATTGGATTATAAATTATGTGTTCTGCTTTTTCACCCGTATATGTCTCATCAAAATCAGAAGGTTCTGTCATACCTGAGTATGTATCATAAGCATAGATTGTTTTGTTATTAATTTTATTAGAATAAAAATATTCTGCCATTCCTAAAATATTTCCACCCTTATATACACCACATTCCACAACATCTCCTTCTACGTTTTTAGTTTTTTCTAATGAATCTAATAAACAATCAGCTCTTTCTTTGCTAGTTATTGAATATTTTAAAACCAATGAGCTAAAAGCATTAGCATCTATCATCTACATATTTAACAATTAGCTAAATTTTACTACTATCGATTATCTTTTTTTAGGAAGATATTTGTGTGTTGACTTACCAACTATTTGTGATTCAACACCAGGTGCAGGAATCTTTTCATTTTTATTCTTTAATTCTCTATCACCTTTTATTAGCTTACCCTTACCATCATCAGATAATTTTTGCTGTGTATTAGAAGGTTCTTCATTGCATTCAGCAGGCTTTATATTAACGTCCGTTTTACATTTCTGACTTTCCGGTGTTGGGGCTAAATTAGGATAGTGACTAATATGCTTCAAAACATGAGAAGGTACAGTTAAGAATTCAATGTATAATCCAGGTGCAGTTTCTTGAGTAATATCTACATCAAATTCAGTTCCCGAAAACTCAACATTTCCTTGTTGAATAGAAGGTCTTTTTGTTTTAATTGAAGATACTCTTAAATGCAGATCGCTTTCAGCTAAAGACTTTAATTTATTCTTAAATTCTTCAGGAAGACTTTTAAACCAATCGCTTTTATCCCAACCATCATTAAACTTAACATAATCACCGGTTAAAAATCCACCTCTTGTATAGCGCTGTAAGGCAGATTCATAAAGCTTTAAAAAACGCTTTTCTCTCATGTATATATTTATATCTAATAAAACAGTTTTCTGAATATAAATTACTACTAAATAATTATGTGAATATTAAGATTGAGTCTCTCACTGGCCCACAAAACAGTAGAAAGTATCAATATCAAGATTTAGCAATTGATCTAGAATTTAATGTAAATAAACGAGTTACTAGTAATGATAAACAAAATACTGATGTAAAAGTAAGCTATGATTATGATGCTATTAAAAACAGCTTAAGAAACATTTTTAATACATCTAGAGGTGAAAAAGTGTTAAATCCGTTATTTGGAGCTAGCCTTGTACAATATTTATTTGAACCTGTTACCGAAGAAACTGCAAGAAGAATTGGAGACGATATAGTAAGAAGCATACAGTTATTTGAACCAAGAGTTAATTTAGATAAACTTAATATAGATTTAAAAGCTGAACAAAACGAATATGAGGTAACATTGAATATAACTATACCTGCCTTAAAAATGTCTACTATTCTTAAAGGATCATTAAGTAATAATGGGTTTAATTATATACCATGAACAACAATGAAATAAAAACTAGTGTTGTTGAGTATGCAGCATTTGATGCTGTATCGTTAAAAAATTTAATTGTAAAAAGATTAAATGCATCAAATTTATTTACAGATCAAAATTTTGAAGGTAGTAACATATCAGCAATAATTGACATAATAGCATATTCTTATCATGTTTTAATGTTTTATTTAAATAAGACTGCATCAGAATCTTTATTTTCGCAAGCCACTATTTACGAGAACATTGTTAAGATTGTAAAGGAGTTAAATTATAAACCTGTAGGTTATCAAACTGCAGTACTACCTTTCAAAGCATATGCTAACGATACTCTTTCAGTTGGATCTTATACCATACCACGATATTCATACTTTACGATTAATGGTATTAATTATTCGTTTATTAAAGATGCTACTCTTACTAAAAAAACCAGCGATTTTGAATTTTTAACTGACCTTCAAGATAATAATTTGTTATATCAAGGAACCTTTATTGAATATCCCGAAATTGTAGCAAATGGTAAAGAATTTGAACAATTTACTTTAATATATACTTCTGATGATCCTAACGAAAAAATAGATCATTTTAGTTTTGATATATATGTAAAAGAAAAAAATACCGGCAAATATTTTAAATATACAGAATGTCAATCTCTCTTTTTAGAAAATCAAAATGCAAGAGTTTTTGAAAGAACTTTTAACGAAAATGAAAGGTACGAAATAAAGTTTGGTAATGGTATTAATGGTAGGCAATTAGAAGAGGGAGACATAGTTCAAGTTTACTTTTTAGTATCAAATGGATCATCTGCAGAGGTATCTGCAGGAGATTTAAACGGTAATTCGGTTACTTTTTATAGAACCGAAAAACTTAATATAATTTTTGCAGATACTCGAACATATAATGCAAACATTATTACTGCACTAGATGCAGACAAAATTGCATTTACCAATATTGATCCTTCATCAAAATTTACAACTAAAGAATCGGTAGATAAAATAAAATTAAATGCCCCAAAGCTTTTTTCTTCCCAAAATAGACTAGTTAATTCATCCGACTATGAAGGGTTTGTTAATAAAAATTTTGGGAATTTTGTATCTTCAGTAAAAGCAGTAAATAATTGGGATTATGTTAAAGGGCATCTAAAGTATTTTCATGATATGGGATTTGGAAATCCAAATGTTGACCCTAGAATTCTATTAACACAGACAAAATTTGCGGATGCATGCGATTTTAACAATGTTTATATTTATGGTGTACCAAAACTTGAAAAGGTAACCAGTTTAACACAACGCACTAACTTTTTAAATAGTTCACAAAAAGAATTAATTTTAAATGAAATAAGACCATTAAAAATGTTAACTACAGAAGTTATTATTAATGATCCTGTTTATGTTGCTGTTGATTTTGGTACAAGACCTTTAAACGGAGAGGATTTAAAACCGGAAATTGCTTCCTCTTCAAGTCTTGTAGTAGTAAAAAATGTTCTTTCAAGGGCTGATTCTGAATATATAAAATCAGAAGTCAATAGAATATTTACTGAATATTTTAAAAGCACTAATGATAACTTAGGATTACTAATAGACATTAACGATTTAAGCAATCAACTATTTAACATTACAGGGGTAATTAATTTCTATACTCAAACAGTAGATAAAAACAACCCAAACATAAAACATACACAACCCGGAATAAACTTTTTAGTTTGGAACCCTATTTATCCTGAAAACGACATTCAAATTGTTTCTCAAAATTATCAATTACCTTATTTTAAATATCCATTTCTTACAAACCCATTAGACTTTATTAATAAAATTATTGTTGAGAGCGTCGATACTAACGTATCTAGAACTGAATACTAACTATGTCATTAAGAAACTTAAATTATATCTATTTTGATACAATAGATATTTTTGGAAATAAAATACTATCTACTTATTCACTGGAACAAACCCCTTTAACTTTTATACCCGATTTAACTACATCTGTAGTTTTATCAGCAACTTCTGCATCTAATACTTTTATTATAGACACTAATTATTATTCTAGAGTAAAAGCAATGTGGGATTATGGTGATGGTTCTGTTTCTTATGGGTTAACAGGAAACCATTACTGGAGATGGCCCGGAAGTTATAAAGTCAAACTAATAGTTTTTGATGAATATGGTAATTCATATGAAAATAGTTATTATTCAACAATAAATGTATTAGATTTTATTTCACCTACACTTACTGCAGAAACTAATTATAATTTTAATAAAAATACAGTAGCAGGAAGGCTTACAGATAGAATAGGGCTAAAAATGATTGATAGTTGGCAAAACTTTCAAAATTTATCAGCTACCGGGTACACTATAAACTTATATGCAAGTGGATCTAATTCATATTATTATAGTATTAAAAACTATTTAAAAGACAAATATGCACATTTAAAAAGATTTTATAAGTTTTCTGAAAAAAAAGTTATTAATGGAGTTTTACAAGACGTTATTAACGATAAAATAAATCTTAAATTAAACAAAATACATGCAAAAATAGTGGGTAATACTATAAAGCAATGTAGCGATACAGATGCAAATTCGTTTTTAGTAGGCGCATCAGGAATAACAGATATTTATTTTACTGACGATAGCACTAAAAATAGGTTATCAAACTCAGATCCAATATTTGTATTTGCAAATATTGATGCTTCTAATTTTCATGATTATTATACTTTTTATTATTCTAATTTAAGTAGTAATACAACTATTCCATATTTAAATTATGAACCACTTATATTACCAAATATTAAATCAAGATTTAACCCCGCATCAAGACTTTCAATTACAACAAATGGTTTGGATGGCGAAGGCCCTACATGGTTAAGCACATTTAATATAAATGAAAATAACTTTTTAGGCTGTAAAATACCCTTTGTAGTAAAATTAAAAGATTCAGAAAATTATTCAACAAAAAATTATGGTTATTTATCATGTAATAATAATTTACCATATAGCTCAATTAATAATTTAAAAATACATTTAATTAATAAAGATACAAATACTATTGTTCAGTCAGTAAGCTTTGGTGATGGTAATTTATTTAATGAAGTTTTAGAATCTGGAGGATTCTATAAAGGTTATTTGGTACCATTATCAACATGCGAAAATGTTCAATTAACAGCAGGCATACTACTTAACGATATACCAAATTTTCAACAAGATACCCCTTACACCTACATATTTCATCCATATTTTGAATATGCAATACAAATGTTTGATAAACAAGAATTTTCTGCATGCAGAGGAATTATTGAAAAAGAAGAAATTAATCAATACAATTTTATATTTACCGAAGGCACCAGAGCATTATTCTGCGCATCTCAAGTTGTAAGTTCTAATAATTATGAAAATGATTTCAGTGTATGGTTATCTGACCCGGATAACGAAATTATAAGAAAATATGATAATAAAGGTAATATAATATTCGACGTTAATTTAAGATTAGCCGGCCATAGTAATGGTATATTTACTTCAATGTTAGACAGTGAATTATCTAGTTCATCACCTAGTTGGCAAGCTTTAGATCATAATAATAATTTGTTTGTAACACTTTTTGATAGTGGAAGCGTCATTAAAATTAATGGAAATACAGGATTGATAGACAAGGTTATTTATCCAAATATTTTTTATACAAATTATCTTACAACAAGTGCAGATTATTATACTCATTACGGGTTTGCCGGTGAAAAAATGGTACTACCGTCCTGCGTTGATATTGACAAAGAAGGTAATGCATACGTTGTATACTGTCATCCTCTTTCAAATTTTGTAGTGAAATATAATAATAACGGTGAATTAATAAAATATATTTCTTTTTTACCTACTGATTTTAATTTAGATACTACTGGAGCGGTATCACCAGAAAGAATAATTATAGATAGAAATAATATTATATGGGTCACAGTAAACAATAATAATTATTTTTCTACCGATATAAATGACGAAAACAATTTTGTTGTTAAACTAGATACTAATTTAAATATGCTAGATATTTTTACCGGGTTTGGCATGATAGGTGATGTATGTATAGACGGCAGCCAAAATTTATGGGTAAGTAACGGACAAAATGCAATAACAAAGATTGAATACAACGAATCTTCTTACAACCCTATATCTCAAGACATTAATTTTTCTTCTAAATATGATATTTTTAAAACTTATATTCAAGATATAGAAGGCATAGCTATTAATAGTAAAAATGAATTATTAATACTACATAATACAAGTCAAATAATTTACTATATAGATTTAAATAATTTTCCGGAATTTTATACTAAGGAATTACTATCCCCCTCCAACAATTTTTATGAATATTCATTAGATAAATTTTATGATGCAAGATATCAAGCTACCGGCGATTGGACAGGTGCTAATTGGATTAATAAATTTTATTATAAGAACACAACAAACTTTAAATTTATAACAGGAAGCAGTAATATATTTAATGTTTTTCCAACTAGCGGGTATCAAATTCTTTACAGAAAAAATGAAAATTTTGACGCAAATAAATTTTATAAAGAACTAGCGCTTCAAGATAGTTTACAAGATAAAACTAATCTATTTGATAATTTTATAGGTCAAATTGCAGGAAAAAATACAACACTTCCAAACGAAGGCATTTATAAACATTTTTATGAAAGGGTAGCGAATTTTAAAGACAATATTGCAAACGTTGATAAATGCACTATTGATTCATTAGTTAATAAATGTACAATGTATAATGTTCCTTACGATAACTATCTTTATACATATCCGCCTTCACTTAAAAGACTTATAGATGTGTTTTCTATGGATACCAATCACATTCATGGTACTGAAGACATCTCTGATAGAGAATTCAAAAATTATAAAAACATAGGAAATGAAATTAATCTTGATACAGGTACATTTCAAGGTAATGAATATATTGTAGCGTGGGATAAAATTTCTAACAAGTATAAAATAGCTAACTTTTCAATTATTGACGGTTTTTCTGCAAACTCAACAATAAATTTATCTGATTATTCACCTAAATGGGGGTGGAGTTTAAACGTATCTAATACAATAAGCGGATCAAAAATAGGTGAATTTTATAAGTTTTACAGATATATAAAGAATGATAACGAGTTTATTGATAGTGTAATTGATTGGAATGATAATTTTAATACTATATCTAAAAATTTAAGCACTGATAATGAATATTTTAAAGACGGTGGTGTAGCAGATAAAAACTTCACATACATTGTTAGTAAAGGGTTAAATCTGTTTGATACATCCAAATTATCATGATGTAATATTAGTATTTTTAACTAAATATTTGAATGCCAAGTAACTTTGGAACTATATCTACTCAAACAATAAAAAACTCTATTACATATAAAGTAGATACAGAAGCTATTGATTATAATGAGCCTTTACCCTTTACTTCATGGATAAACTATTTAAAAGATTTCGAAAATGATAATACAAAATTAATAAATGGTTATCGGCTTTACCTATCTAAATGGTATTCCGCTAAAAAAATTAAAAAGGAAACTGAAGCGGACTTTATACGCTCAAGCTTTGTTAATCTTCTTAGAGAAATAATATTAAGTTACTCAACAATTGAGGAAAGAAGATTTATATCTAATATTGACTTTACAAACAATGACGAGCTTTATTCAGTAATTCCTTTTTTTAATAAAAAATTTAAAGATATATGTAATTATTATAACAATCTTCGACAAACGATAAAATTTTCAAAATATAGAAATAGTTCTAAAGGCTCTATAGACGGATTAGAAAAAATTCTTACCAATACGCTACTAGATTCAGTACAAGCGGGTGATTTATCGCCTTTATTTAAATCATTTAATCTCTCACTCTCCGGTATAAAACAAAACCTTAACATAAAAGTACAAGAACTTTACGATGATACTCAATATATGGACATCAGTCCAAATTTACCTATAGAAAATTACGGTAATTTATCTACAGATAGATTAACATTTTCTGGATTTAACATTAATGAAATTGTATCTGATGTATTTTTAAATTTTGATGATTTAATAATTGATTCTATTAGAAAATATCCTTTTTTTATAGACGGGCTTGATACTCCCTTTAACGTTAATGTTCAAGTTACTGCTAATGATTTAATCTATTTAAAAGACAGAGATTTTATAAATTTAGTAAATACTTCTCAAGACGATCCTGAAAATGTAAAGAGTAATTTAGCTATTTCTTTACAGAAAGAATTTATAGAAAAATTTATAGGTACAGACTACTATTATATTTCAACAAATTCAACCGGTACAGAGTATGTATCTTCTATACTTTTTAAAGCTTCTGAACCTTTTGCAAATATTTTAAATAAAAGATATCCTACTACTGCTACAGTTCAAAATGAAAAGCTTTTAAAAAATATAAAAAATTTAGGTGGATTTTTCTGTCCAGATAAACTAGGTTATTTAAATTTTAATTCATTCAGATATGATGTTAACGTTGATAAAGAAAAATTAGAACCTAATAAAATATACATATTTCCTGATCCTTATAAATTTGGAAATATTAGAGGTCTTACTCAGGAAGATTATGATTCACCTCCCCTTATATATAGTGAAGATGTATCTTGGTTTAGAGAAAACAGAACTAAAACATACATTTATGGTAATATAAAAAGTAATCCTGTTTTAAAAAACTTTTATGGATACTATAGCAGAAGCCAGGTTATTGGGTATCAAGCTACCGGAATGTCTAGAAGCATAGATTCTACAGAATTTTTTAAAGGCATAGAAAGAGATGAGTGGGCTAATATTGACGTTTTTCCATTATCAGGAATAAAATACCCTATTGATGCAAGACAAGAAAGTTTACTTGTTATTAATAAAACATTAGTAAAATTTCAAACTGATATTTACGGTAACAGTTATGGTATTTATAAAGATGTTTATCCAACTGGTATTACAAGAGATGGAAGATCCACAGATGAATTTATTTCTGAAGTAGAAATGGCATTTTTTAATTACACCGGTGGCAGAGCAGGCGAAGACGGCACCGGAAGAAGAGGTGTTAAGAGCAATTTAGATAATTTTTTAAATAACAGAACAAAATTTTGTAAAATTCTTGACGGCTATCAATTTTTTGATAGTGTTTATTTTTATAATTTTGATTACAGTATAGTTGACCCTGCTAAAGGATATTCAGGTGTTACAACAAGAACAATTACTCAAATACCGCCAGGATCAGGCTACTATACACCACCACTTACAGGTATCTATACAACATATAATATTAATTTTCCATATGCCGCGCCTCCTACCTTTAGACCTACACCCAGCCCGTTAGTAGTAGCAGGGTACGGCTCAGGTAATTTTTTACCCGATATATTCTGTGATATTAATAAAATAACTTTTTGTTTAGTATTAGAGTGTGAGGGATTCTTAGATCCTTACGGTAATGAATGGAAAGATTTTTCTTCTGATAACACTTCATTTAACAATTTTGTTCCTGTCTACTATACAAATTTATTAGAAGGGGGTTTAGATATTAATAATAAAGTACCTAACTTTGCGTTTCCCTCAGTTTTTACCTCAACAATTCCAATATCTACCGGTGCTGTTGAATTATTAGAAGCATATAAATTTGATATGTTTGGTCAACAGCCATGCGTGGTAGACCCTAATAAAAATATAGATCCATTTTACTTACTTGATCATAAAAGTATTGTTACTACACCATTAGATACCAACAACTATACTAGTGTTAAAAATATTTCGTCCAATTTATTTAGAAATGAAACTCTTTACGATAGTAGACATACAGTTATAGGCGATTTTTATATAAAATTAAATAATAATAATTCCGCAGTCAAAGCACACATAGCACTAGAAGATGTATATTCAAAATATTCTGATGATATAAAAGATGAATTAATAAACAAAGTTATTGATTTTAATGTATATTATAATGTTATAGCTATAGAAACCGAAAACTATTTAATAATTGAAAAAATAGATTTTGACTTTATTAATAATAAGTTTATATTATTTAGTAGCGGTGAAAACGTTGTTAGAAAAAGTAAGAATAATTTACCTTTAGAAAACATAAGTACAATTCATTATAACGATATTGAAAGAACATTAACATTTGTAAGGCTTTGTCAGTTACCTGAGCTTTCAACCATCAATAGTCAAGTAATATATCCTGAAATTTATCTTGTAGATATATCTAACCCTACACTTAATAAATATTACCCTAATTTTGAATTAACTATTGAGAATTTACAACAATATAATACAAATGATTTATACTATATTAATTTAGATAGATTAGATAAACCAGCATTAACATATAATGAAAACAGCAAGAACTATCTACTAAATTATTTTGTTAAAAATCCAAATAACGTATTTCTAAATGCATTTGTAGAATTTAATATTTTTAACACACGTATAAGTATTCTGAGTGCAGGAATGGTAGTACCAACCTATTATATAAATGATATAAACTTTCATCAAACATATGATTTTAACTAATAATATTAATAATAGCGTTTTAAGTGGTTATCAGGATAAAGATAACGGTATACTTTATTTTGGTGCATCTGCAGTTCCTATATATACTGCTCCTGAATATATTGAATGTTCACAAGGTGTTTTATTTGTACCTATAGTATTTCCTCCTGTACCCTCACCTACACCTGCTGAAACACCTTTTCCTACTATTACACCAACACGTACCCTTACACCAACGCCTACCCCCACTCAAACTCCTACCAACTTACCAATATTGGTACAAGGCTGCACAACAAATACTATATATGTTTATAAGCCAGATAATGAAAATATTCAAGGTAATTATACTTTAGGAACTATTTATGATCAAGTAAATGATGTCAATTATAACGCTTATATAAACAATAATAATCCCGCGGTATTTATTTTATTAGATCCAATAGGAACTGGAACATCTTTTAATTTCTTAATGTCTAGTCCTGATTTAAGTTATAATATATCTACAGGAGACCCGGGTAATGGAGAATATCTATATATAAATACACCCATATTATTCTATAATAATCAAAACAATACATTAGGATGTGTACAATCCGCTGGCTGGTCTGCTGATCCTATATTCATGCCAGTACAACAAATTCAACTAACACCTATAGGAGAAGGTACATTACCTGAAATAATATTATTATGAGCAATTATATATATGTTCAGTCTCTATCCCCTGTAGTAAATTTCGAAGACGTTTGTTACGTTGAAACAGGTAATAAAGGGTTAGAAAATGTAAATATTTCACAAGTAGTTGAAACAGAAAATTGTGAGCAATGTGCATATGTAGGTGGCATATTTATTCCTACCCCTACACCTTCTAACACCGCATTTCCTACACCCACTGTAACTATTTCACCAACTACAACACCATCTAATACACCAACATATACTGCTACTAAAACACCGACTTGTACAGTTACTCCTACCAATACAATAACAAATACACCATCTCCAGGGTCTACAACAACTCCTACTAGTACACCTACTAGTACTCCTACACAAACGCCTACACAAACGCCTACAGTTACTACTACTCCTAGCTATACACCTTCTTTTACACCATCTTCAACAGTAACACCTACATATACTCAAACTAGAACACCTAACATTACAACTACACAAACACCTACTTGTACAAGAACACCTACACGAACACCGCCTGTCACACCAACTAATACATCTACCGCAAGACAAACACCGGTTCCTACTAATACACGTACACCTACTAATACACCAACAAT